CCATTTGAGCAGGTATGTGTATATAAGAACAATCGTATATCTCCGTTACTCTTTCCTAATATCATATATAAGTACTGTTTTAATTATAACGAAGCTTATGTTGTAGTAGAGAATAATGATCAAGGTACAATTGTATGTAACGGACTGTATCATGAATTAGAGTATGAGAATCTACATCTAGAGTCTGCTTTGAAAGCAAATGGACTAGGTGTTATGATGAATAAGAAAGTTAAACGTCTAGGTTGTTCTACAATCAAAGATATAGTAGAGAGTAGAAAGCTTACTATACACGATCAAGATACTATCATTGAGATGTCTACATTCGTTGCTAAAGGGCAGTCATATGAAGCATCTGATGGTAATCATGATGATCTAATGATGAATCTAGTAATGTTTGGATACTTTACTCTTGGTGATAGGTTTATGGATATGACAGACATATCTATGAAAGAAATGATGTTTAAACAAAGAATGAGTGAAATAGAGAATGATATCCTTGATTGGGGTTATCATGATGACGGTTTAGCTGATACTCCTGAGCCAGAACCAGACGATCCATGGAATATCGGTAAAGGTAAGCCATGGGTAGAGGAATATTACTGAGAATAAAAAGATTATAAATAACGGTAATTGAACATCCTTATCATGACATCTTATCATTAACTCAAAAGGAAAAGAGAAATGGCAGCATTTAGCCCATCCGAATCTCCTGCAGTAACAGTAAAAGAAATAGATCTTTCGGGATTCGTTCCAAATGTCCAATCTACTACTGGTGCCTTTGTAGGAAACTTTCGCTGGGGTCCCGTCAATAAAGCTATACTGGTCGACTCAGAAGCCACGCTAGCAGAGAAGTTTGGATCCCCAACAACAACAGGCGCTGTAGACTTCTTGTCAGCAGTGCAATTCTTAAGATATTCTTCTGCTATGTTTGTTGTACGTCAAGTACCATCATCAGCAAAAAATGCGACATCCGGTTCAGTTGTTACTAACGTTAACAACGAAGATCACTGGGATGAAGTAAAGGGCTCATTTGGAGCAGATTCAGCCGAAACAAATGTCGGAGCTTGGATTGCTAAATGGGCTGGAACATTAGGTAGCTCACTTAAAGTGGATATATGTTCTGCAGCAGGCTTCGCGGCATGGGCATACAAAGGAGAGTTCGACGCAGCTCCAGGAACATCAGCATATGCATCTGCACGAGGCGGATCAGCTGATGAGGTTCACGTAGTAGTAGTAGACGAAGACGGTCAAATTTCTGGTACAGTTGGTGCTGTTCTAGAAAGATATGCTTTCTTATCTCTAGCATCTGATGCTAAAGCAGCAGACGGCACTAACAACTATGCATACGATGTTATTAATTCTAAATCAGAATATGTATGGCTAGCTATGTGGGACGACCAATTAAGTACACTTACTAATGCAGGTACAGCAGCTGCTAGTACAGCGTTCGGTAACCCAAGTGCAGCGATTTCTACTGCATTAACTGGCGGAGTAGATGCAGCAGCTAATTTAAGTACAGCAGAAGTAGCGCTAGGATTTGATCTTTTCCAAGATACAGATACAATTCAAGTTGACTTCTTAATTGCACCAGGTATGCCAACAGGCTCTGATCAAGTAACAGTAGTTAATAATCTAGCTGGTATTGCTAGCCTACAACGAAAAGATTGTATTGTAGTAACTTCTCCAGATCGAGCAGCAGTAGTTAATAACTCATCAGCAGTTGATGATACAGTAACAACAGTAAGCTCATTTAACAGCTCATCATACCTTGTTGTAGATAATAACTATTTAAAAGTATATGATAAGTATAACGATCAATATGTGTTTATTCCAGCTGCATCAACAACAGCTGGTGTAATGGCAGCTACAGACGCAAATGCTGCGCCATGGTTCTCACCAGCAGGTCAGAGACGTGGACAGTACTTTGGTGTAACAGCCTTAGCATATTCTCCTACTAAATCACAAAGAGATACACTATACAAAGCTGGAGTTAATCCAGTAGCAAACATTCCTGGTCAAGGCATCTTGCTATTCGGTGACAAAACATTCTTGAACAGACCATCTGCATTTGACAGAGTAAATGTTCGTAGATTGTTCTTAGTCATGGAAAGAGCAATAGCAGCAGCGGCTAGAAATGTAATGTTCGAATTCAATGATGATTTTACTCGCGCTGAATTTGTTAACATAGTAGAGCCATTCTTGAGAGAGATTCAAGGTCGCCGCGGTATTACAGATTTTAAAGTTGTATGTGACTCAACAAACAACGGACCATCTGTCATTGACCGCAATGAATTCATCGCGAATATCTTCGTTAAGCCTGCACGTTCAATCAACTACGTTACACTAAACTTCGTAGCTGTTAGAACTGGTGTTGACTTTGAAGAAGTCGCAGGCACGGTATAGGAGATACATAGATGGCTATTCTAGGAGTAGACGATTTTAAAGCCAAGTTGAGAGGTGGCGGTGCTAGACCAAATCTGTTCAAAGCAACGATTAACTTCCCAGCATATGCAGGTGGAGATGTAGAAGTAACATCTTTCCTCTGTGAGGCAGCACAGCTACCTGGTTCAACGATCACACCGATCATTGTTCCATTCAGAGGTAGACAATTAAAAATGTCTGGAGACCGTTCTTTTGAAGCATGGACTCCAACAATCATAAACGATACGGATTTTGTAATTCGTGATTCAATGGAACGTTGGATGAATGGTATGAATGCACATAGTGCTAATACTGGTTTAACTAACGTTGTTGATTACGAAGCAGACTTAATAGTAGAGCAACTTGATAAAGATGGCTCAACAATTAAGACATATAACTTCCGAGGGTGTTTTCCAACAGCAATATCACCAATCGATCTGAGCTATGCTTCAGAGAGTGAGATTGAACGATTCACTGTTGAGTTCCAAGTACAGTACTGGGAATCAAATACCACATCGTAAGACCACTATAAATAGATAGAGGGACTAGAGATGGTCCCTCTTACTCTAATTAGGAATTAACATGGCTGAAGACAGTATTAAATTATTTGGCTTTGAGATTAAACGGGCCCGTAATAGACAACAAGAGAAGTTACAATCAATTGTACCTCCTGTTGATGAAGATGGTGCAGGTTATGTCACGGCTGCAGGTGCGCATTATGGTACCTATGTAGATTTAGACGGTGAAAAGTCTAAAGATGAAAAACAACTTATTAGACAGTATCGCTCTGTATCTCATCACCCTGAGGTAGATGCTGCTGTTGAAGATATTACTAACGAAGCTATCTCTTCTACATTCGAAGAAGCTTCTGTTAAATTAAATTTAGATAATGTAGAAGGTATTAGTGATCAAATAAAGAAAGCAAT